AGCTGTGATATAGAGGTAGGCTATTTATCAGATGGCTACCAAGATGATAAAGAAAGCTTTTTAAAAAGAAAAAGAATAGTAGATAAATTAACAAAAGTATTACGTGAAGATAGCTAAATAAATTATTAATTTGTATATGTAAAATACATTTACTAATATTGCCTAACCAAAAACTAAAAACTATGAATACACAAACAACTCTGCAAGAGGGTAAAGACTACGAGGTAGTAGTAGATGCCTACGTTACCAACGAAGATTTAGAAGTTTCCACTATCATGTATCATTGTAGAAAGACAATGACTGCAGTAGATATTACAGACTTCCTATACGACTACCTAAACACAGATTCCACAAACAACATGGAACAAACAATAATAAACAACTCAAAAGACTAAAACTATGGGAAAAACTAAAGAATTATTTATACAGATGGCTCAAGGCTTCGTAGAGGGCTTAAGCATAGAGAGAGAACTCAGAGGTAGAATGGCTGATGATGAGTATCGTTACGCCTTATATAATAAGAAAGAGGAGGAGTTCAATCCCGACAACGAGAAACACATGGAAATAGTAAGAGAAACACAACAAGCAATAGAAGAAAATAGTTATGGAGAAGACGAATAAACTAATAGCAGAATTTATGGACTTAAGGTCTACAGGTCTGAGTATTTACAAGCCAAGTGAATATAAATATCATACATCTTGGGATTGGCTAATACCTGTTATAGAAAAGATACAAGATAAGTACCTTGAGAATCCCGAATTAGATTATTGGGGTTTTGATGAAATTAGATTAGCAGTACCTAACATACAACAAGTACATTATTTAGTAGTAGAATTTATTAAAGATTATAACCAAAACAACTAGAAATTATGGGATACAGAAGCGAGGTACATATAGCAGTACCAAAAAGAGATGAGAAAGAATTAGATGCTATCATGAACGAACACAAATTACTTGAGGGAGATTTCCCTGCCTTTACTAAAGAGGATTATAAGCAGAAGTATGTTATGTATAATGATAATGATGATCTTGTAGATGAGACAACAGATTATGTTATCTATCATGGAAACCACCTTAAATGGCACGAGGGGTATAAGGATGTAGATGCAGTAAACTCTTTTATATGGGATATGGCTTATGATAGTTGTAGTGATGATGAATTTAATGTATTTGGAAGAACTATGGTATGTATAGGAGAGGACAACGCTATACATTCAGATATAGGAGATTACTACGAAGTATTTAATATTAACATGGTTGTAGAATTACAATAACCTTAAAACTAAAAATTATGAGAAGTGAAGAACACCAAAAGTTTTTGATTGACCAATACAATCGAAACAGACCAGAAAAAGATCATGTTAAAGATATGGCTGAACTTAATAGAGCCTTACTAACTAACGATATAAAGCATTTTGGTATGCGTAGCGTTACGATAACTGAACGCAGAGTGTATCACAAGGTGGCTAAAATAACTATCGAACTACCTAAAGATATATCATTAGAAGATACTGATGATTGGTTAAATGAAAACACAAGTAAGTGGGAACAATCTTTAGATAATAAATTTAAAGATGCTATACTTGAGTATGGTACAGGGGTTGATGAAGTCCCTCATATGAATGAACCCGAATCAGATAGAGAAACAAGGTATGATGTTAATAACGAAAACTATGGAGGGCATGTGTAATGGCTAAGATATATATAGATAACGGAAGGTATATGGAGTTTATAGATGATATAGCAACACAGATGACAGAGATAGCTTATCATGGTAACGCTACTATTGAAATAAAAAGTAAAACATCTGAAATCAAAGAAGTTAATGGCTCTTGTGTTGTATTTAAAGATGAAGCACAAGACTTCTATAACGAGAGGTATGACGAGGTAGAAACCATGTTAAACAAAACCCTAAATATACATAGCAATGAACACTTTGACAGAGATAGTAGAGAGGTATGATGATGAGGAGTTCCTTAAGGCTGATGGTTTTGATGATGCAGTCATAGGGGTATGTCACCTATCAAGAAGGCTGATATACTCCTATGCTAAGTGCATTGAAATATTAGTAGTAGAAGAAGGAATGGAAGTTATTGATGCTATAGAATATTTATCTTACAATGTTATTAATAGTTATGTTGGAGAGAACACACCTATATGGTGTATAGATTATAATTAAAGATATGGAAAGTAGAAAAGAATTTATAAATAGAATGTTATGGATGGTAAGAGAAATAGAATCATCTAAATTTAACTCGCTTGAATCTTTACCTATGTTAGAGTTAGAACTAAAAATGAGGGATGTAAAACTTATAAAAAATATTAAAAGTGTCATCTCCAATTTTATACACCTAGAGTCGTTGGATAATAGTAAATCAAAGTACTTTAAGAAAAACATGAAAGACATGTCTTTAAAAGTAGAGATTAAACTTAACGATATGATAAAAAAACTAGAATGATGATACAGATAGAACAATTTTACATGCAAAAGATAAAAGACTTGCAGAATAAAAACAAAGAGCTTGAAGATACACTAACCCTAGAGAGAGAAAGATATAGGGGTATTGTAACTGAGTTAGAGGTAGAACTAGATAAATTTAAAGAAGATGAGAAACCAAGCAAAGACAATTGATGTCGATCAATTATGGATGAGGGGTAAAAAAGATCCTTGTTCTAAGTATGTCTTATACGCTAAAGTAGACAAGAAATATATCAAACCTATAATTAACGATATGAAGATTATAGAGTCTAACTTAAAGGGTAAAAGGCTATTTAATTTTGATACTTCAACCAATAAAAGTAAAATACATAACATATTAAACGTAGTAGATAAGTCTTTTAACAATGAAGACCTTGAAGAATTACTAGAAAAAGAGTTATCTTTAATAGAATTTATCTACAAGGTTTATGCAATACGAAAAAGAAATGCTGGAGAACTTGCTTAAAGAGTCTGGTGTTGAACATCAGTTAGACAATAGAATAAGACCTAATAAACACCCAAACATGAAGCGTTTAGAGGTAGCTCTAAAAAAACATGGCGTTAACTATATGTACTTTCACCAGACAGATAGTCTGGCAGTAACACAAGTAGATATAGGAAAGCATAACGCTTTATGTCATACTCTTATGATGCCTTCAGAGGATGGCATAAGTATACTAATGGTGGTAAATAACAGTATTGATATGGAGTTAGTAATAAAATTTTTTACTATATTTGCATCAGAAGTTAATTAAATTTAAAAACCAAAAACTATGGAAAAGTCAGAAACAATTGGCAAGTTGACCCTTGCCTTATCAAAAGTGCAGTCTCAATTAAGACCTGCTAAAGAAAATTCAAAGAACCCTTTTTTCAAGTCAAGCTATGCTGATCTTGGTGCAGTATGGGACTCTGTTCGTAAACTACTAGCAGAGAACGAACTTGCTATTATTCAAATGCCTACAGATGTAGGTGGGGTAACAACAATCCTATCACACTCCAGTGGAGAATACTTAGCATCGACCTGCTACATACCAGCAAAGGAAGATGCACATGGTGTAGGCTCTGCTATATCTTACGCTAGGAGATACGCACTTGCGTCTTTTGTTGGTGTAGTTACTGGAGATGATGATGGTAATGGTGCAGTTAAAGGAACACCTGCTACACCTAAAAAATCTACATCTAAACCTAAGCTAACAGACTCTCAATATAAGAGTATGATGAAGGCTATTGAGGATGGTAAAGGTAGTGTGGTAGAGCAAAAGATGGCTGGTTACACTATGACTAAGACTCAAGAAGATAAACTTAATAAAGTTCTTAAATTATCTAAAACCTTAGTGTAATGAGTTTAGATAAGTTTATAAAGAAACTAGTCGATGACTCTTTTTATTACTCTGACTACGAGTTTGTAACGAACTCGCAGTTAGGGTTAATAAAGAAAGATGTCAGAACTTACAAGATGATGAGAGATCATCCTGAGCTTAACAAAGAAACTTTACCTATGATATTTGGTAGGGCTTATCATGTAGCTATGTTAGAGCCTAATGAGTTCAACGATAAGGTATTGGTGTTTAACTCTGCTACAAGAACTACTAAAGGATACAAAGACTTTAAGGCAGATAACCCTAACGCACCTACAATAATACTACAGAAAGAGTATGATAAGATTATGTATATGCAGGATGTGTTGTTTAATCATTCTGAGGTTAGAGATCTTCTTCAATTAGAAGGAGAGAGGGAGATAGCTAACGCTTGGAAGGATGATGATACTGATGTATTTTGTAAGGGTAAGGCTGACTACAGGAATGGCACAACCCTTATAGACCTTAAAACTACTAGTGATGGTAGTCACTGGGGTTTCTCCAACTCTTGTAAGAAGTATGGCTACGATAGGCAGTCTGCATTTTATATGGATGGGTTTGGTTGTGATGAGTTTGTATTTATAACTCAGGAAAAAGAAAGACCTTATAACGTTTCTATATTTTATGCTGGAGATGAGTTTGTAGAGAGAGGTAGACAAGAGTATAAGTATTTACTAGATGTTTACAGAAAGTTCTTTATAGACAACGAGGAGATCGTTGAACAGCATTTAATAATGGAGACGTTATGACTTTAAAAGATAAAATGGAATTAAAAGAAATAAGTGCACGTTGGTTAGCCAACAGAGTAGGGTTAAGCAGACCTACCTTACTTAAGTATTTAGAGAAGCCTGACGAGTTTAAAATTAAACACGCCAAGAGGATTTTAAAATGCTTAGAAATAACAGAAAGGGATGCGTTAATTAATTATTTTAAAGCTAATAGCTATGAGTAACAAAACAACAGAAAAAATCTACGTTGGAAACGGAGTAGAGAAATTTGACGGAGACTTAGTACAATTCTCTTTGAACTTAACTAAGTTAAAACAAGAGGCTGGAGATTATATCTTCGATGGTAAAACAGGTGATAAATTTATAACTTTAAAGGTTGTAAAAAAACGTAATGGTGCTGATGAGTATGGTAAAACTCATTACGTTGAGGTAGACACTTGGAAACCTGAAGCTAAGAAAGAAAAAGTAGCTGACGACTTACCATTCTAATTTAAAAGAGGCTGGCGTATGAAGATTTTTCTTGTATAAGCATACGTCTATTGAGGTAGATCTTATGTGTCTACCGCCAGTATGCAAGTCAGCCTCTTTTACTTTTAAACAACCAAAAAAAACTATGAAGTACAGGGTATCAAACACAGACATTGTTAATATAAATAAAGTAGAGTTCATTGAGATTGATGGTAGTGTTATTAATTTTCACACATCAGATAATGTTCATCAATCCATTTATAATAATGACATGGAATCAGAATGCGTTTTCAATAATATTGTTAATCATTTTGCTATCATAGATCTCAGGTTTAGTGATACTAAAAAGCCTCATACTGAATCTGAAAGAAAAAACAAAGCGTTTGAAATGTTTTGGAATCTATACAATAAAAAGGTAGATAGACCACAAACTAAAATAACGTTTATGACATTGACTCTTAACGAAATGGGAGAAGCTATAAAAGCAGTTAAGACTTACGTTGACTTAACACCAGATAAAAAATATAGAAAGAATCCTAGAACTTGGCTTAACTCTAGGGGGTGGGAGAATGAAATGCAGGTAAATAAAAAGAAAACTAACAGATACGTTAAACCTAAATATATTACAGATGAAAGATAACATGGAGATGGAAATGAGGCTTATCGGTAAGATTATGTCTAACCCAAGAGATTACTACGATTGCCATAGTCTTATATCTGATGAAATATTTACCGATCCCTTAAACAGAAAAATATATAAAGTACTGTCAGATAGGCTGGACAAAGGAGATAAGGCAGACATGATTGTCATATCATCTTCTGTTAAGGATCCTCTTGTAGATCTTAGGGTGGCTGAGTGTATGAGTTCTGATCATTACGCTTACATTACAAAGAATATGGTCTTATATCTTTCTCAGGAAGACAAGAAGATAAGACTTAAAAAATTAGCCGAACTTACCACAAAGAAGATTGATAATGGTGATGATTTGTTTAATGTTATAGAGTTTGTAGAGGAACAGATGAAATCTATCTCTGAAATTAGAGGTAGTGATATACCTGATATTAAGAAGCAATTGAAGGTGTTGCATGATGATATAAGAAAAAGAATGGATTCCGATAACATGGTAGGTTTGCCTACAGGATTTCAATCAGTAGATAAGTTTACTGGTGGGTGGCAAGAGACAGACTTTATTGTAATTGGTGGTGCTTCATCTATGGGTAAGACATCACTTGGTTTAGCTTTTTGTTATAATTGTGCTAAGGTAGGTATACCAACTGCAGTATTTTCTTACGAGATGGGGGACACCCAACTACTACAGAGGTTAGTATCTTTAGAGAGTGAAGTCAACAATAGGTATATAATGAAGGGTGCTTTAGAAAGCAATGAACTTAAAAGGGTTGATAAGGCTATAGGTAAACTTGAAGGCGTTAGTCTGTTTATAGACGAGTGTAAAGACTCATCCCTTAGATACCTTCTTAATAAGATAAGGCAGTATGTTATAACTAAAGAGGTTAAGTTTGTACTTGTAGATTACCTGCAACTCGTTAAAGGTTCTGGTTCATCCAGAGAACAAGAGGTGGCTATGGTGGCTCGTGAACTCAAGAACTTAGCTAAAGAGTTAAATATAACTATAGTGGCACTATCTCAACTTAGTAGAGGTGTAGACAGAAGGGATGGTTGTAGGCCTACTCTTTCTGATCTTCGTGAGAGCGGTGAGATAGAGCAAGCCTCTGATATAGTAATGCTAGTATATAGACCTGAATACTATGGTATCAT